CATAAATACAGTTATAGCGGGTTTGCTATCATAAGCAGCAGAGTTATTAGCCAAAGCTCGCCATGAAGCGGTTTCCCACCAACGGCCTGATTTACAATCCCTAATTTCTGGATCACCTAAGTCACTTAAGCTAATCAATGCAGACCTACGAACACCGCCGACTACTACTACTTCCGCAATTTTACAAATAATATCATGGACTTCCAAAGGTGTTAATTTACGCCCAGCAGCTTTTTTAAATACTGTTGTAACAAAAGACATTAAGTCTTTAAGTGGCTCTGGCCCTGAAGCTCGACCTCCCATAGTTTTTAATCGAGCACCTTCTGGACGAATCTGAGAGTAATCCCATTCGTGTTCGTTTCCAAGATAAAGTTCTGCAATATGTTTACGTAAAGCTTTGGCCCAGCCTTCAGCACTATCTTCAATACTAATTGTTCGTTCTGATTTAGTAAACGTATCATTAATAATTGGCAGCTTATTAACGTGTTGAGCATCTGCGGAGAATCCAACACCAGTTCCAGCCATTAAAATATAAAGAATTTCATCAAACACTCTGATATGATCTACTGCAGCAAAAGAACAATTATAACCACGAAAATGATTTTGTTCTAAAGCTTTCCCAGCTGACCACATAGCCCTCATAGAAGGCATTACTTCCCGTCCGTGAATAGCACTCCGTAGACGTTGGAAGTCTTCGTCAGAAATAGTATTGTTGCCAACACGTTCCTTCCAAAAACCAATCAACCTATCTACAGTCTCATCCCACGTTTCACGACGACCTTCAGCCTCTAGAAAACGTGAGTAACGAGAAAGATGGATAAATGATTCGTATGGTTTCATAATTTAATCCTTTTTCTTTTTAATTGTTGTTTTTGTCGGTGTAACTTTTTTCTTAGGCTCATACCATAAATTTTTAATTTCTTCTAGATTATCCATTGAATAAATTTTTCTAACATTAGGGTTAATTAACCATTTGCTAAACTTTTCATCAGAATAATTTTTTTCTTTTAGTTCTTTAAGAACCTCTTTCATTGTTGGCATTAGTGAAGTGCCTTTCCATCTTTGTTTAAGTTGTTAAAGAAAGTATCAGCATAATAAAATATAGAATTAAATTGTTCTTCTTCTTCATCATTTAATTCATCAATCATGCCATAAAGATACTCTTGTATGTAAGGGTTAAGGTTAGATATATCAACCCCCGAATCCAGGAGTTGACATATAATAGATAATTGTACTAAATGTTGTGAGTCCATTTAAATCCTAATTTCTTCATGTACTTCAAAATCATCAGACCCTCTTTTTAATCGACCTGTATCAAAGTCATAATACAAGCTACCAGAAGGGCCAGTTAATCCCGTGTATCTACATTTGAGGACTTTTGTTTTAATAGTGTTCCGCTCTTCAACATTATCCGACCCAACATTTCTAGCAAAAGCGATAATGTCCATAGAAATTTGTTTAATAGAGCCAGAGCCTCTAATGTCATCCATTGATGGGAGTTTTCCTTCTTCAAAACTTTTTCCTTTATTATCTGTTTTACGTAAGTGACTAATAAGACCAATCCAGACTTCATGCTTTTTAACAAGTCTAAGAAGATCATTCATAATTTTATCTATTGCTTCGTTTCCAGTGAGTCCTTCAGTGCCTTCCGAAGCGAGGATAGTGATGTGGTCAACAAATAAGTATTTACAACCACTAAGGCACATATACTCCAAGAAATCCATGATGGATCCGTCTGATATACTACCCTGATGATCAAGCACCAGAACACGATCAGAGTCGAATATGCGGTCAAATCCCACCTTGAGATCTTCGATAGGGATTTCTTCATTCGCAGGGTTGCGATTAAGTGCCATACCTGCCATTTTACGGGCAGTTTCAGCAGGAGACTCTTCAAGCGAGATAATACCGATTTTATCATCTGTTTTCTCCAATAAGTCAAGGGCTATTTCTCTTAATAGGGTTGATTTACCTGAACCAGTACCTGAAGTCCATAAGGTAATTTCGCCAAAGCGCATACCTTTTAATTTGTCATTAAGACCTTCCATATAATCAGGATACGGTACAGATTCAATTTCATTATAAGCTTCTAATTGATGCCATAGTTGTTCTTTAGTAAGTATACCTGCAGGTGTATAATCTACTGCATTATATATAGTCTTAATTACACTATCAGGATCTTTAATCCAAAGATCACTTGCATCTTTTTCATTAGACTTAGCAATTTTAATTTTATCATAACCAATGATACGAGCAGCTTCTTTTGTAGCTTCTCTCCCTGCATCATCATTATCAAGCCATAAAATTACTTCATCAAAGTTTCTAACCCAATCTCTTTCTTTAATAAGGTCTTTAACACTAGAAGCAGATCTTAGAGATACTACGGGGTAAAAAGTTTGATATCGCTTGTACCATGCAGATTGCACTGACATAGCATCAAGCTCTCCTTCGCAGATAACAAGTCTTTTTCCTCCACTATACAATTGTTGTCCAAACAAGCCACTTCTAACGGTTCCAATCGAGGTAAAGTCTTTAGGTAATTTTCGGACTTTATATCCTGAGAGTTTGTCTCCGTCATAGTAGGGATAATAATGAGAATCAATATTACCATCAATATCATAAGCAACCTTAACACCGTAATGTTCAGATATTTGGCGACGAATATTACGCTCTTTAAAACCACGAGAAGTGAAGTCATGTTCTACCTCTTTGAGCTTGGTAGACCAATCTCTAGTTAATGTTTGTTGTTGCATATGTTCCTCTTTAGGAGCTAAAAAGTTGCTTCTACATGAAAAACAAAAAGCTGATTGATCATCATAAATTTGTTTTGCATCACTACTTCCACATTTTTCACATGGTTGATTACGAGTTACTATTCGACCCATTATTGTTATCCATAGTTAATTCAGCTACAAACTTACTTAGTTCTTGAGCAAATAAATAAAAGACTATTGCAATTACTGGATCAAATACATTAAACTTAAATGTATAATCTATTAATCCAAATAGCAATGCAGCCATTCCAGCAATCCATAAGGCTGGAGCTATAGGTGACATTATAAATACCTCTTTTTTAATTTGTTAGGATATCTCTTAGTAGATTGTTTGGGAAACTCTTTTGGTACAAATCTTATAGCTGCAATTTGGCTATTATAAAATCTAGGTGTGAGACTATCTGATAAATACTCTGTCATGCAACCGCAGACCATTTGTAAGTAAGCTTCAGCATAATATAAACCACCTTTTGTTTTATAAAGATCTATCATTTCAAACTTAAATTTAGATTTACCATATTTACTAATATCTTTTTTTAAAGTTTTAGAAGATCCCATATAAGTTTTCCATGACATAGCTTTACCGTATGTTTTAGATTTTTTACGACCACCATGCCAAAATTGTTTTTTACCAATATAGTACTGATTAGTTTCTTTATTTTCTATACAATACACAAACCCAAACCAATCACTAGGTTCAAATTTTTTATTGTGTATCCAATGCCCTTTATCTGTTGACATAAGCATTGTACTTTTCTTTTGATAAACTAAAATGATCGTTTTCTTTACGCCAAATATGAAGCAGCTTACCGTTAGCTAACATATAAGCATGACCTTCTTCTCCATAAAAGTCTGCATAAGCTTTACACACAACTTCTTTTCTTTCATATGGAAAAATAATACCTTCAAGCATTTTTTCAGCTTTTTTAGCCCCAATCCCAGGAATCCCTGGTATATTGTCTACGCTGTCGCCCATAAGTAATTGTTTCCAATAGAAATAATCTGCATAATCACCCTCAATTATATAAGGTTCTCTTTTACGAGGATTGTAGTGAAGACCTTGGATACAATCTAAATCTTTGTCTACAGTAACAATTGCATAAGGTTGTTTACATTCGTTAGCCCAAATGCGAACCATATCATCTGCTTCACAATTGTCTGTTAATATACAACCTTCATACTCATTTACAACATCTGATTTCAAATCTAAGAACCATTCTGGTCTTGTTGATTTTGACTTTGATCGATTAGCCTTATACTCATTGTATATATCTACTCGAAAGTTGTCAGGGCCACCTAAAGCCATAACGTAATCTGTTGTAAAAAGATCTTCTAATATAGAATCAAATAAACTATCAAAATTTTCTCTTGCTTCTTCTTTGGTTTCTGCACCCCATATACTAATATATAAAAGTACATCACCATCAACAATAGCTAACATAGTAGCTCCTTTATATTGTTCTTTAACGTCAGGTATTATTTACTCTTCGTTTTCTTCAGATTC